AGGTTCTAGTGATGGAATTGTAACAGGTTCTAGTGATGGAATTGTAACAGGTTCTAGTGATGGAATTGTAACAGGTTCTAGTGATGGAATTGTAACAGGTTCTAGTGATGGAATTGTAACAGGTTCTAGTGATGGAATTGTAACAGGTTCTAGTGATGGAATTGTAACAGGTTCTAGTGATGGAATTGTAACAGGTTCTAGTGATGGAATTGTAACAGGTTCTAGTGATGGAATTGTAACAGGTTCTGGTGATGGAATTGTAACAGGTTCTGGTGATGGAATTGTAACAGGTTCTGGTGATGGAATTGTAACAGGTATTTGTGAAGGATTTAAATTATTATTTATTCGTCTTAATCGTGTAATTTCAATTTGCAATAAAGTAGGGTTAATAAAAGGATTACTACCCAAAGTGTTAGTAGGCTTACCTACAAATGGTGCCCATATAGGACGTAATTTAGGCCCAGATAAAGATAATAAATCATCATCAATAACATACTCTTCTCCCCAAATATCACGCCAACTCTCTTTAATTTTATTCAATGATACATTATTACCCGTGCTCATTACATTTTCATCGTTTATTTTAAAAACTTTTTTATCAGTTAATGTAGTCTGTTTATTAATTGGCGTAATATTTACTTTTGGATTTTCAACATTTGCATTAAATAATTGAGAAATAGGCTCAGCAATCGCATTTAATAATGGGTCAGGTGTATTTGGGTTTATATTAACAGGTTGAAATGTAGAAAGGGTTTCAACAATTTTTAATACAGGCTTACGCCTGGTTCTATTATGTGTTTTATCACTTTTCTTAGGTTCACATTTTTTGGTAATATTACTCCAGCGGTGGCCAACTGGACATTTTTTGGGTTTAATATTTTCTGACATAATTATAAAATATATACCTACTTAAAATATAGATATATATTTTTATTTTTGAACTATTACTATATAATATTATAGTTTCTAATAACCTAATAATCTAAAGTTTGTCAATGTATTATTCACATTTGTAATCAATCTTTTTTTTTCTAAATTATATGGTCTTATTTTATTTAAACAATCTTCATATGTATTCCATTCCATCTTACTAACTTCCGATTTTTCAAATTTATCCATAGGCATTGTTTCATCGTATTGTATAAAAGATAAAAAATATTTATGTTTATAAGATTTATAATTAGAACCAGTAAATATTTCTTCAAAAGGTAAAACGTTTTGTACATTTTTTATTTTACTTATATTAAAACCAGTCTCTTCATTAAATTCACGAATAGCACATTCGTAATCTTTTTCCATATAATTTCGACGACCTTTTGGAAATCCCCATTCTGGTTGATCCCATATTTCATCACTAGTTTCTTCAATAATAGTTTCAATGCTATAAAATATATTTCTATTCAATATACCATTTTTTAATGAATTGAATTTATCTTTTGATATAACTTCTTCAATCTTGTATTGATTAGAAATATTATCTATTTTCCAAATATCTTTCCATAATTCGTCGAAACTCATTGTTCTAATTTTTTCCTTTTCTATATATGTCATTTGTTTGAACATATTGATTAAATATTCTTTATTATAAATAGAATATTTACCACGCATAAAATCAATAAATCCTAAAGTATCTTTACGCCTTATCATTAAATATTCAATATTATTATTCTGTGTATGATTATAACGAAATACAATTATACCAATACTTGTTATCGGCATTTTACACTGGTGGTATAAATGGCCTTGTTTGCCACAATTATTACAATAATTATCATTCATTATAAATACGATTATATTACATTATTATAATCCATAGTCTTTATATAATTATAAAAAGAATGCTATTTGAACCATCAGTTTGGGGGCCACATTACTGGTTTTTTTTACATACACTAGCACATTCATATCCAGAAAACCCAAATGAAGTTACAAAACGCAAATATTATGATTTAATACAAAATATGCCATTGTTTATTCCAATACCTGAAATGGGGAACAAATTTAGTAATATGTTAGATAAATATCCTGTAACGCCTTATTTAGATAATAAAGATTCATTTATTCGATGGGTTCATTTTATACATAATAAATTTAATTATTTATTAGGAAAAGAAGAATTTTCATTACAAACTGGTTTAGAAAAATATAAAAATGAATATAAACCTAAGCCTATTTTTTTATCGGATAAAATCAATTTGCGAAAACATTATATCCATATTGCTCTTATCTTAATATGTATATTTTTGATTTATGTTTTTTATGATAAATAAATTATTTTCATTAGAACCAATTATAAATTCTATCAATAAAATATAATTATAATATAGATGAGATTTGAAATAATATTAATAATAATATCAGGTTTAATAATGGCAAATATTTATACAGAAGGTAAGTATTTGAAACAAGCGTTGACATTCAAAAAATATTATCAAATGGCTGGAGTTGCTATTGGTGCGTTAATGATATACTGGCTAATGAAAAAAAATCCATTACAAGCACAAAAGATGCTATCAGCATCAAACGATTATGTTAAATATTTACCTGTTGATAAAAATGCATCAAGTATATTATCACCAATTTTAGATTTTACAACGAAGCAAAATATATTAAATGACCAATATTGGGGTGGAGGTGATGGTGGTTATAATTATCCTGTTATACCAATGAGACAACAAGCTGCTGAAAATCGAATTTTACAGTCAGGAAAACAACCGACAAAACGCTCAGTTAGTGAAACAAAGAAAAAATTTGTAGCATCAAACCAAAATTGGAAATGTGGTGATTGTTCTAAACAACTAACCGCTTGGTATGAGGTAGATCATAGAGTTCGCTTAGAATATGGGGGGTCGAATGAAGTAAGTAATTTAGTAGCATTATGTCGTGATTGTCACGGAAAGAAAACTACCATAGAAAATTTATAATTTATAGTTATTCGACATTATTCATCTGTGTATATTATAAATATTTTTTTGATTTTCTGTATTTATAATATTTATAATATATTTACTATATAAGATAGTATGTCAATATCTTTATTTTTCAAAAATATATGGAATGATTTTAAGGATACAGTGGGTGATTTTAAACATTGGATTATTGAACCCACTGATGAATTAAAAATGTTAAGAAATAATTTTTTAATTTATTTATTAGTATTTTTAATTCTTATTATTTTTACAGTATTATTCTTTTATTATTCAGATAATAAAATCAAGTTCTCCGTAGAAACATTTATTTATACAATAATTATTATTATTCCAATAGTTTGTTTATTTTATTTTTTGAAACCACATATGGCAGAAATAATAAATAACACAAATAACATAACCAACACAGATAATTCAAATAAAGAAACAGCGAGTATTACTATTTTTATATCTTTATTTATTTTCTTGGTTGTATCGATTTATTTATTTACGAATATAACTCCCAGAGAAATATTAATAGGTCAATATTTATTTTTAATATTATTAGGTTTCATCATAATTGTTGGTCTTGCTATTCTTTTTTTAATGTTTATCAATTATTTCAAAAAAATGACTGGTTGGACAGGGTTTTTTATGCGATTACTATTTTATATTCCTTGCTTATTCATTGATTTTATACAATTTATAAAGAGTGAAATGAAAATAACAGCAAATAATGTTTATATTTTATTTATATTAGAACTACTATTAATATTAGGATATATATATTTACCAAAAATATTGACAAAATTTACTTTAAATAATGCAGTCATAATATTGAATGATAGTAAATTTTTAAATAAAGAATATACTTTAATAAATGATAAATTAACTCAATTACCAAAAAAGACAAAAGATGATAGTGAACAGTTAGTCTACCGACAAAATTATGCTATTTCAATGTGGGTTTACATTGACCCACAATCAAATAATTATAAATCTTATTCAAAAGAAAGTAATATTATTGATATGAATAATAGTAATCCAAAAATAACATATATCAACGATATTGATGATAATTATAAAAAAGACAAAATAATAATTTATATTGGTAATAATAAATATTCATTTTCAAATCAAGGACAAAAATGGAATAATATTGTTATAAACTGTAATTCTACTATAATTGATATTTTTATAAATGGTAATTTAGAAAAAACTTTCAATTTAACTCAACCATTCGACTATACAAATTCTGAAAAAATAACTTTAGGTAGTAATGATGGATTAGATGGTGCTATATGTAATATTATTTATTATAATAATTCACTTAGTAAAAATCAAATAACAAATGCCTACAATTTATTAATCTTCAGTAACCCACCTATAATTCAATAAAAATAATTAGAATAAATAAAAAAATAAACTATTATAATAGTATATATTATTATGGATTATACTATTATTATTTTAGGAATAATTATTGTATTTTTAGTTTACTATTTATATGTAAATTATATTGGCACAACCAGTCCAATGACAAAATCGGCAGACCTAAATACCGCACAACCTAATATTACAAGTATAAATAACCCAACCAATTTAAACTATGCATATGGTATTTGGGTTTATGTAAATTCTTGGAATAACAATTCAGACAAAATGATATTTGGGCGTGCTAATAATATAAAATTATATTTAGATAAAAACACCCCTACATTAAATTGTAGTGTCAAAACAAACCAAGGAGACGAACTTGTAATGATAACAGATAATTTCCCATTACAAAAATGGGTTTATGTTATTGTTAGTGTTGATGGTAGAATAGTAGATTGTTACATAAATGGTAAATTAATTAAATCACAAAAATTAATAAATGATACAATACAACCGAGTGATGCTACCAAATCACCTATTGTTTTTGGAACTTTCGACGCATTAATAGCTAATTTTACAAGATTTATAACGCCGATGGACCCACAAAGTGCTTGGAATTATTATAATCTTGGTAATGGTGTCAGTGGTAGTTCATTTAGTATGGGATCTTATGGTGCAAATTTATCTTTAATTAAAGACAGCATCCAATTTTCTAATATAAAATTATTTTAGTTAAATTGTTATATGTTTCTATAATATATAATAATTATTTATAATGGATACAAACACAATTAATAATGCTACATCAAATATTTCACAAGGAGCTAATAACGTTGCTAATAATGTAAATAATTTTGTTTCAAATATGAAAAGTAATGTAAATACTACTTTAGACTCATTTTCTAATGGAACAGGTGCAAATTCTTCTTTTTCAACATCAAATTCTATTATAGCCAAATTCGCATTTTTAGTATTAATCGTTATAATATTTATGTTTTTATTAAGTTTAGGTATATCACTGATTAGTTATTTTATATTACCATCAAATGACCCTTATATAATTAAAGGAATGATGGATGGGTCTTATCCAGTAAGAATTCCTCAAAATCCAAACGATTCAAAATCAGTTTCAATTCTAAAATCAAATAATCAATCCACTGGAATGGAATTTACTTGGTCTGTATGGGTTTATCTCAATGATTTAGGTTCAAATGATGTAAAATATCAACACATATTTAGTAAAGGCGATAATCTATTTAATCAAGAAACAAGTATCGCTACTGTAAATAATGCTCCAGGATTATATTTAGCACCATCTCAAAATACTTTTCATATAATTATGAATACTGTTTCACCTGATAATGTAAATGAGGTAATTGATATTAGTAATATTCCTATAAAAAAATGGGTTAACGCTATTATTCGATTGAAGAATACAGTTTTAGATGTTTATATAAATGGAACAATATCAAAACGTATCGTATTAAAAAATGTCGCAAAACAAAACTATGACGATATATTTGTATGTCAAAATGGTGGATTTTATGGTAAATTAGCAGATTTAAGATATTTTAGTAGAGCATTGAATATATTTGAAATAAATTCGATTATATCAAGTGGCCCAACTACTTCCACTTCTTCATTGACTGCTGACCAAACGGCAAAAGGAAATTATTCATATTTATCAAATCTTTGGTATGCTTCAAAATTATAACTTATTCATTTTACAAATAATATACATCAAATATGTATATTATTAAATAATGGCAACAATTGATTTGAGTTTGGTTCAAATCTGTCAACAACGACAAAAACAATTATTATTTAATTTTCCAATGAACCGTTACAATCCAGTATCGCCTTATGTTGGAAACATTACAACTTTTCAGTTGGATATGCGTAGAAAAGCAGAAATATTAAAATACAGTGCTTCAAAAAGTAATACAAAAACAAATAATTATACAAAAGCAGAAAAATGGTCCCTGTTAATCAGTGGTAAAAATCAACAAAACGCATATAATGATATTATAGTTAGCGATGTTCAATATGTGCCGTCACCAATTTCTCCTAATTTTTATAGTTCAAATATATATCTCGGCAATACAGTAAATAATTCAAATAAATATAGTTCAATTCCAATTTATACAGATATAACTGTGAAATATCCTGATACATATACTATTTCAAGTGGTCTAAATGGCAATATAACATATAATATTGTAAAAGGGAATATTCCTCAATGTAATACAGATTTAATACCAACTCCAACATCATCGTCTGATGTTCCTGGGCCAATCATAAATCTAATTCGAGATGATACAATTCCATTATACAAATATAATAATCCAACTACATATGGTATAACTCAATTTGAAACTAATGATAAATATACTTATATTATAGACAAAAATATAAAGTTTAATAATAATGTTGAAAATACTTTATTCTCAATGATTATATTGCAAAATAATGATATTTATAATAATTATATTTCTTTTAGTGTTCCTTTATCAATTAATTTTCAAAATAATACTACTGCTAATTTAAGTAGTATTCCAAGTAATATAATTACAGAGTTCAATAACATAAATATTAAATTATCAAATTTATCATTTAATGTTTATTATAATAATTCTGTCGTCAATACAAATTATTCAGTTGTTTTACCAGATATTTCAAGTATAGATATTTCATTAAATAATTATATAACTAATCCTTTTTCTGGAAGCATTTATATTGGTATGTTACAAATATCAAATTTATTAATATATACTCAACTTGGTTATGTATATGACATAAAAATTACTTGCAAATTAGATGACAATATAAATTCTATTATAAATAAATATCCTCAACTAACAGAATACACTGATACAATAAATATAAATAAAACTATTTTATTTAATTGTTCGCATGCGAATAAAGTAAATAATAATTGTACCATTAATTCAAATGTATCACAAGTAGCTAATAATGGTTTTACTTTTAACGGTTATTGATTATCAAACTCTTTTTCATGATTATAATTATAAATCGTATAGCTCATTAGTTCAAATTTATCTAATAATTCTTTTGCTTCATTGTATTTTTTAAACCAAAACTTGTTTTGACCTCTACAATAGAAAATTTCATCAAAAAAATCTTCTGGATTATGTAAATAATGTATTGAATGATAATCAATATTTTCTTTTATATCAAAATATTGTTTTGTTATTTCTTTCAAACGATTAATAATATGTATATAAATAATATTTGTATTCATATCAATTCTGGTAAAAACAAAGTTACAGTTCGTTACAAATTCATGTATCCATTGTATAATATGTAAATTATAATCAATATCACTTATATTAGGTGTTTCTTGTGAATTATCACTTTCTTTGATATAGTGGTTTAGGCTTTCTAAATAATCATTTAATTCAAATTGTTCATATTGCTCAATATTGGTCGTAATAGCATCATCATTATAGACTTCCATTATAATATATAAATAATTGTTTGTATTTATATATTTTATTGATTATAAGTATTTTGTTTATGCATTTTGTGTCAAAGTTGGATTAAGACACATCTTTTGATTTGGAAAAACTTGACCAGATAAACATTTATCTTCTTGTCCAACTTGAATACATCCTCTACGACCTTCATATTCACCTACTAAACACCAACCAGATTTACCAGAAGAAATTGGTTTTTGAATAGGATTGGTTGTAGAATCTGGTTCAGGCTGTTTATTTGGATGTTTAGATAAATTGATGGATTTGTCTAATTGTTGTTTAGCCTTATCGTCTACGCCTGGTCTGCTTGCATCTTTTAATAAATCACCGATTGAACCTACTGTTCCACCAGCAATATCAATTCCTGTTTTTGCTGTATCTGTTACAATTTCAGCTGACTTATCAATCAATGTTCCAGCAGTATAACCAAATACTGATAATATTTGTGTTACTAAAGGGCCGAATATATTTACTATTGTTTGGATTAAATTTCCAGAAATGGCTAACATATTTATTCCTAAAAACGATAAAATCAATAATATTAATAGAAAGATGATAATATAATTCTTATTATTGAAAAAATTACCTGTAGAAACAACATTTGCATTATTATAACTATTAGGAATTGGTAGTGTTGGTTGTCTATCCATTTATTATATAATATCTTATATTATTTTTTTAGTTATTTCGTTTAATTTAATATAATTAAATATATAAAATTAGTAAATGGGAATATTTAATTACATTGATACTTTCTTTTTTATTAGTTTAGGAATTACTTTTGTTTTAATATTATTATTAGTATTTCACTTTAAACAGCAAATTGTATCACTAGACCATAAAAATGATACTATGTTTGAAATTATTAATAACATTGTAAAAGAAATTACTTACTTAAAATCTGTTGTGTTTTCTCATCCTCCATATCATTTGAATGACAACGACGAAATTATTAATTTGACAGAGAACCATATCCCAAGTAAACAACTAGTAGAAAATAAAATTCTTGTATCAGATGAAGAACACGATGATAGTGATGTTGAAGACAGTGATGTTGAAGATAGCGATGACGAAGATAGAGACGATAGCGATGATAGTGATATTGAAGATAGTGATGATGATAGTGATCATGAAGATACAAGTGATAATGATGAAAAATACCAAGATACTAATGATACTAAACATACAGTTAAGGTTATTAATATTGAAATCGGTGAAAATATTGAAGTAAGTGAAGATATTGCTGAATTAAGTGATAATAATGATAATAACGATAATAATGATAATGAATATTACAATAACAATGATAACGAATTAACTAAATTTGAAGAAAATCAAAATATTACAATTGAAGAAACAGAAAGCATAATTGTTGAAAAATTAGATACTCAAGATAATGATTTAGAGATTTATAAAGAGAATGACCAAGAAAAACAAATTGAAAATATTAAAGAAGTTTATCGTAAAATGACATTAATGCAATTAAAAGCATTGGTTATTTCAAAAGGTTTAACAAGTGATTCAAGTAAAATGAGAAAACCAGAACTATTGAAATTATTAGAAAGCAATATTGATGAAAATAATTAGTATATATAATATAATTTTATAATATATATTATATAAAATGTTCTCAAATTTTGAAACAATTGATTGTGCATATCCCATTATTAAAGAAACTATACCAAAATCATCTTTAGGATATAATACAAATAATAAATATCCAGAATTTCCTCCTTTAATGAGTGATGGTCGTTGTATAACAGCTTCATATCAACCCGAAGCTGTTATTAATAACGATTTAATAAAGAAAAACAATATTCAATCAAATTGGCAATATAGAAAATACTTAACGGAAAACTCAAAACAAATAATGGAATATAATTTCCGTGAAGCATCCAATGACGCTGGTTATTTCAGTAGATTTGCGGGTACACCAATTAATAGTGTTGATAAAATGTTTGATAATACAACACCATATGTATTTAATTCTGTAATGGATAATAATAAACCATTCGGTTATTCTTCAAGTGATTTAAAAAATATTTACTTATCAAGAGAACAATTGAATGCTCGTAAAATTTCACCAGTTATTACACAAGATGAAATTATTAAGAAAATGTAAAGTAAATTTTTATATAGCAGTAAAAATATATAAAAATTATTTGTTGGTAGAATATGTTTTTTCGATTGCTGGTGGTCCGGCTTCACCAATAGGTCCAGTTGGTCCTTGTTGTCCAATTTTGCCAGTATCACCAGTTGGTCCAGTTGAACCCTTATCGCCAGTAAACCCAGTGGGCCCAGTCGGGCCAGTTGAACCAGCTGGCCCAGTAGGTCCTTGTTTCACACTTTCTAATTGTTTAGTTACTTCGGCGATTTGCTTATTAACTTCATTCCTTACAATCTCTTTTACATCATCAAACCCTTCTTTTTGTATCGAATTTTTAAAATTAAAAAATATAATAAATAGACACATAACTAAGCCGTAATATATATTGAATTTGGTATAATATATAATCAAAAATATGCTAATAATACGACCCATAATAGTATGTGTGTTTGATATTATCATTTTTGGGAAAATTATTGTAATTACTATTAAAATAAATAAAAAAATGCTATAGTTATTAATCAATCCTTTCATTTTTATATTATATTATTATATTATTCGTGTAAAATAAATATATAATTTATATTTATTTTATAATAATTATAATGAAGTTAATTAGTTTCGATGTTGGTATTAAAAATATGGCCTACTGTATTTTTCATTTGGAAACTGGTTCTCAAGCTATAATATACGATTGGAATGTTATAAATTTAATGGAAGTAGATGAAAATGAAAATAATAAACAATATTGTTCTTGTAGTTTAAAAACTAAAAATAAAAAATCACCTCCAAAATTATGTGGAAAAATAGCAAAGTTCTCTAAAGATGTTAATTTTTTCTGTGAAAAACACGCTAAAAATAATAGCGATTATATAATTCCTTCAAAAGAAACTTCACACTCTTTTTTCAATAAAATGAAAGTAGATGAATTGAAAAACGCATACAAAAAGTTAATTATATTTAACAATGGAGAGAACCTTAAGAAAACAGAATTATTAGAAAAAATAAATAATTTTTATAAAGAAAAATGTTTTAATCCTATTATTAATAAAAAAAAGAAATCTGCTAATGATACCGATTTAATTATGATAGGAAAAAATATGAAATTATTATTAAATCAAGTTAATGGAATAGATGATATAACACATGTTATAATTGAGAACCAAATTTCACCAATCGCAAATCGAATGAAAACAATTCAAGGAATGTTAGCCCAATATTTTATTATGAAAAACAGTGATATTCATATAGAATTTATTTCATCGGCAAATAAACTTCGTTCATTTGAACCTATTGAAAAAATAGAGAACAAATTAGAAAATGTTTTTATAGAAAATAATTGTCTTGTTAGCACGAAAGAAACAATAGAACCTAAAGAAAAAACACAAAGTAGTATTTATAAAAAACACAAAGTAGATGGCGTAACAAAATGTTCTCAACTACTTGATAAAAATTTGGAATTTAAAAAATGGAAACACGTATTAGAAACTAAGAAAAAAGATGATTTGGCTGACTGTTTTTTACAGGGGATTTGGTATATCAATAAAAATGGTATATAATACTGTACAATACTCTATAATACTATATAACATTATAAAATATTATATAGTATAAAAAATATAAATAATATTGTTATTATTTTATTATAAACAATGAATACCATATATTTCAATAAAAACGATATTGAAAAATTAGATTTTGATATTTTCTTCAATGAAATTGTAAAAGAAAATGACGAACACGATAAAACTGAATTTTTCGGAATTGCGGGTAAAGAACATTACCGTTTATTGACATATATTTCAAGATTATTTAATAATTGTAATATAATAGATATTGGTTCTCATAGAGGATATTCTGCATTAGCATTATCATATAATAAAACAAATACAATTTACTCTTTTGATATAGTAGATAATGTTCGTAATAATATTAAATCTGTAAGTAATATTCATTTTTGTTACGATAATTTATTTGAAACTGAAGGTAGAGAAAAATGGAAAGAAATCGTTTTATCAGCACCATTCATTTTTATGGATGTTGACCCACATAATGGAACTATGGAGTTAGATATGTATAATTATTTGAAATCAATTGATTATAAAGGATTTATTATATGTGATGATATATGGTTTTTCAAAGATATGAGAGATAATTTTTGGTATAAAATTAACAACGAAGAACGATACGATATTACTGATTTAGGTCATTGGTCTGGAACAGGTATTATTAATTTTAATAATAATATTAAATTTGAAAAAAATAATAATACAAACTGGACATTGGTTACTGCTTATTTTAATTTAACTAATTGTTATGACGCAAGTGAAGAAATAAATAAGCGAGATAAAAATTACTACTTTAGTCATTCAATCTCCACATTATCTCTACCGTATAATTTAGTTATATATTGTGATGAAGATAGTTTGAACGCTATCCAAAAAATTCGTCCAGAATATTTGAAAGACAAAACTGAATACATTATATGTAATTTTGATGATTTTAGAATTACAAAAAATAATTATAAATTAAAAGAAAATTTTAATGATTATCGTAAAATAATAATACAAAACAGAGAAAATAAACCATATTATTTTGATAATAGAAATACAGCAAGTTATTACTTATTTTGTATGTCACGATATATAATGTTAAAAGAAACGATTAAGCGAAATACATTTAAATCTACGCATTTTGCTTGGATTAATTTTTGTATAGAACGAATGGGGTATTCTAATTTGGTAAAGTTAGATGAAGCACTATGTCTAAAAAGATATAAGTTTTCTACTTGTTATATTGATTATATACCACAAGAACTTATTAACAATACAGATGAATATTTTAAATGGGGTCGTTGTAGTATGTGTAGTGGGTTTTTTACAGGAAGCGCTGAATATATGTATAAAGTATGTGATTTAATTGAGAACAAGTTTTTAGAATATTTACATAAAGGTTATGGTCACGCAGATGAACAATTGTATAGTCCCGTTTATTTTGAAAACCCTGAATTATTTGAACAATATTATGGCGATTATAACCAAATGATTACAAATTATAAATATATTTATGAAAACCCTGAAGCACCTATTTATAATTTTATTACAAACAGTTATAATAACAAAAATTATAGAAAATGTTACGAAGCCTGTATTTTTGTTTGGAAATCATATTGTTTAAATAAATGTAATATAAATGACGGTTATCTTGGTAAATTGTATTACTATAGATCGGA